CCCCTGCCACTCTGATAGCGAGTAACAAATAGCTGTTACTCGCATAAAATAAATAAAGGTTTTCGTCCCCTAACGGGGATATAAAATAATAAAAATTAAAAGGAGGAGTCAACATGGCAGTGGTGGCTACATATAAGTTCGGTAATGCAATTGTTGAAGTTGACGACAGTTGTATTAAGTATACAACACCAGAAGAAATACAAGGTGTTATGGATAGAATAGTTCAGATATCTTATCAGTCTGACTTAAGAAAGTTTTCGTCCCCTAACGAGAAAATAATTTCCGTCCCCCAAATGGGGAAATAAGAATTATAACTAAAATTATAAATCTTATTGGTATAAAAAGCAAGCAAAGGAAGCTTAGAAAGGAAAAACAAATGATAGACCTAGAGCTTATAGCTAAAGAAGCCAAGAGTTTTGTAGGTTTGCAACCACCAGAAAGGGTAGAGGAAATTGGAAGAAAACATACAGAACTTGATACTTATATTTATTATAAGGATATAAAGGGTGAGTTTTGGTATATATCACAATCTCAATTAAATTTTGAGAAGTATATGCAAGAACAAAAAAGATTAAGAAAAAGGGTGCTGACATAAAAGTCAACACCCAACATACAAAAAAATATATAAGCAAATTTAGTATACCATTAGGGAAATTGAATGTCAAATCAAAAAAATAAAAAGGCGTTTGGTTTCCCCTTTGTAACCTTATAAGTATATTAAATTTAGTTTAAATTTCACGTATAAGGATACAAAGAGAATGGCATACTGGAAAGACGTTTATAGGTTTAAATGTTCAAATGAATATGAGTTTAAATACTCAGGTAATTATGGTGCGAAGGGTGAAAAAAGAGCTATTAAAAAGCAAGCCACACCAGCACAGATAAAAAAACAAAATCAGTACAATAGAGAAAAAAATATGAGGCGGCTCATCAAAGCCAACTTTGAAGTTGGTGACTTATGGACAACCTTAAAATATCCATTTGGCACTAGAAAAAGTGTTTGGGAAGTTATTAAAGATTTGAAACGCTTTATAAATAATATGAGGCGAGAATACAAAAAGAAGAATATGCCATTCAAATGGATATATAGGATTGAGATAGGAGAAAAGGGTGGAATACACATACATTTTCTCCTTAATAGGCTACAAGGAGAAGCCACCGATGTACTTATACAGAAAAAATGGAAATATGGACGAGTCTTTTATACAGGACTCTATGAAGCTGGTGGATATGAGCAATTAGCAAGTTACATAGTTAAGCAACCAAAAGAACAAGAAGTGAAGCAATTAAGTTTGTTTTCAGAAGAAGAACAAAGAGAACTTATTAGATATTCGTGTTCTAGGAATTTAATAAGACCTGTTCCGGAAAGAAAGGTGTACAGCCGTTGGACTGTGCGAAAGTTAATTGAAAATGGTCCAACAGCAACAAAAGGTTATTTTATAGACAAGAACTCTGTTGTCTACGGTATTAACCCATACACAGGTATGAGCTATTACCGATACACAGAAATAAAAATAACTAGGAATAGTGGATAAACACGCAAAGAAATATAAGCATACAAATAATATATAAGCGAGGTAGAAGTATATGAGAAATATAAACTATATAAAGGAAATGAACAGTTTTAGAAAATACGCATACGAAAATTATATGTCTAAAGACGCAGTACTATTATGGTACGCCCTATTTGGAGTTGACAACGATTTATATTTTAAGGATTGGTTTAAGATAGATAATCTTAGATTAATGGGCTATGCCTTTATAAAAAGAGAAGCCACATTGATAAAGGCAAGACAAGAATTAATAGATATGGGGTTAATTAAGTTTAAGAAAGGCTCTAAAGGACACCCAAGCGAGTATTATATAGTAATGTTTTCTGAACAACAGCAGAATAATACATATCCAAATTGTGAGAATGAGGCAGAAGATGTTGCAGACAACAATATAAAGCCTGATACAGAACAAAATAACACAGAACAACCAGAAATGAATAATGATGTGCAACCAGCAGTGAGCAATGACAATTCGACTGCTGCCATTAATGAGCGACCTAAAGCTAATTATTTTTATTATTACAAGCCTAAAAAGGATACAAACAATTATAAGCAATATAATCCAAGAGATAGAAGTAAAAGTACCAATAGAAATAGATTTAATAATTTTGAACAAAGGGATATTGATATAAACGAATTGGAACGTATGTTATTAGCAAATAATCTTGCAAGTTTAGTGTAGTGTATTGCGTAGTACATTGTGTAGTGTATTCCGTAGGCATATATAAATATATAAAACAAAAATATAAATATATATATAATCGCACGCAGAAAAGAGAAAAGAGGTGAAAACAAGTGCCAGATAAAAATACCATAACGATGAATGTCAAAAAGGTTAATGTTTACTTAATGACAACTATAAACACCATAAAGGCAGCAGACGGTAAAATAGCATACATACTAGAATACAAAGGGAATAATAGAGAACCTGTCACATTAACAAAAGTGCAGGATATAAAGCAATATACGTCTAATAAGGCAAATGTAGAAGTGTTAGTACAAGCCTTAGAACGCCTTACAGAACCATGTGTATTAGCTATATACACAGATTGTGGTTATTTGGTATCTGTACTAAATGGTTGGCTTAAACAATGGGAGAGTAACGGCTGGGTAACGGCACAGCATAAACCAGTAGCAAATAAAGAGCTTATGCAAAGGCTCGCTATATTGCTTAACTCACATAAATATGTAATACACAGTAACATTAAACATGAATATTATGACTGGTTAAGCTGTGAATTAAAAAAGTAGTTGCATTGAAACAACAGAAAGGACGGAAATGAGCATAAATACAGAATACGAGGTAAAAACAGATTGTATGTTCTATGAGCATAAAAGAAAAGATTGTATGGCACTAAAGGCTTTATTTTGTCAGGCAGAAAATTGTAAATTTTATACAACAAAGGAAGTGAATAATGACAAGAAAAACAAGAATTTCTAGGGTAAGAGAGTTCTCCGATGAAGCAAGACAAGAAATTATTAACCGAGATTATGGAGAATGTATTTTCTGTAGAATGAAATACCATATGGAAGACTCTACATGGTTTGGTCAACAGATAAAAGGAATAATGCACTATATACCCAGGTCTTCTAATGGTCTAGGTATCCCACAAAATGGAGCAGTAGGTTGTCAATACCACCATGAAATGTTAGATAACGGCAACAAGGGAAGACGTAGGGAAATGTTGGAGCTATTTAAAAAATACTTACAAAAACATTATCCTGAATGGAATGAAAAAGATTTAATATATTCAAAGTGGAAATAGAAATGTATTATAAAAATAGAATAAGAGACCCAACTGAATTTAATATGACCAACTTTGGTAATTTTATATATCACTTAAAAACAAATTATACATAGTGAAAATGTAGACAGGTTTGGAGTAAAAATACAAAGGATAGGTGGATAATAACATCTATCCGACTTTGTATTGTGGATAATTTAGATAGAAGAACTTAAATTTGCAAGAATGAAAATGGAAGGGGAAGCAAATGACACAGGAAAATGAGAAAAAGGTTGAGTATCTAAAAGGATATATAAAGGCATTGAATATTATAAGTCGCTGTAAAAGGACTATAAATGTTATAAAGAGTGATATAGAAGAATTAAGAAGAAACGAAAGTGAAGCTAAGTGTAGCCCAATAACAGGATTGCCAAAAGCTAAAAATTGTAATAATAAAGATTTATCTGAATATATGATAAAGTTAGACCGTTATGAGCGACAGATACAAGATTTAATCAAGTCAATCAATAGTACACAAAAAGAGGCAGCAGAAGAATGTACTAAAATATATATTGCAATAAATGAAATGCAAACAGAAAAATATAAAGATATTTTAACAGCTAAATTTATAGAGCGTAAAAGTTGGAAAGAAATGAGTATACATTTTGGGTATACAAGAGATGGAATGTATAAGACATATATAAAAGCGTTAGATGAATTTAAAATACCAGCATAAAAAGTAAACTGTATACACCAGTATACATATATATGTGTTATTATGGTAGTGGATATAAAGGAAATTAATGATTGAAAAGGGCATTATCGGCAGCAGTCGGTAGTGTCCTTTTTGTTATGGGAGAAAGACATGGCAAAAGAATTTAGCAAAGGGTTCTATAATAGTTCACAATGGCGTAGGACACGCAAAGCATTTATTAAGTATAGGCAGTCAATTGACGGTGGATTGTGTGAAATGTGTAAAGAGAAAATGGGATACATCGTTGACCATAAGATTGAGTTGACACCTTACAATATTAATAATCCAGATGTATCTCTTAGCTTTGATAATTTCCAATATCTATGTCACAATTGCCATAATAAAAAAACATTTAGGAAATGGGGCGAGCAAAAATATGAGTTTGATGACAATGGAATGGTTGTACCAAAGCTGAAGACTCCCCCCTATTAAACATTTTCAAAAATCTTGTTGTAACCGATAGCCCCAGATACATATAATACGCAGGTCGCACGTAAAGGGGGTGTAGGTAAGGAGGTGAATTAAGTGGCAAATAACGAGAAATATACAGGTTTAACCAAAGATGAGATTATTGAGAAAGAGTATAAAAAACTTAGCGGAATTTATACAAAACTTAATACAAAAACAAAGAAATCTATTAATTCTTTAATGAATGAGGCAGCTTTTATGTCAGCAAGTTTGTATGAATTAAGACAGATTATAAATGCTAAAGGGTATACAGAAGAATACCAAAATGGTGCTAATCAAAAGGGCGTTAAAAAGTCGTCTGAAATAGAGATATACAACACTATGATTAAAAATTATAGTGCCGTTATGAAACAGCTAACTGATTTACTTCCAAAGGAAGAACCGAAAGTCAAAATTGAAAATGATGGTTTTGATGATTTTATTGATAGTCGAGAAGACGTATGAGAAGATATCCATTAACATACAATCCGATTATTGAATACTACAACAAGATTGAGAATAACGAGATAATTGTAAGTGAAAAAATAAGAAAATGGTATAAGTATCTTGTATGGCACATTGAAAATCCTGATGAATATTTTTACTCTGCTAAACGTGCTAACCACATATTAGAATTTGCAGAAAATTATTGCAAACTGTCTAAGCATAAAAAAGGAACTACCAACGATGTAAGACTGGAATTGTGGGAGAAAGCACACTTGGCAGCAGTATTTGGCTTTATAGACATAAATGGAAATAGACAGTGTAGGGAGTCAGTGCTTATTGTTGGTAAGAAAAATGGTAAATCTTTATTAGCTTCTATTGTAGGGCTTTACTTGCTTGTGGGAGATGGAGAGCCTGGCCCAGAAGTGTATGCGGTTGCAACTAAAAGAGAACAGGCAAAAATTGTCTGGAATGAAGCTAAGAGAATGGTGAATAAATCTCCTGCTTTAAGGAAACGTATTAAGCCGTTGGTTGCTGAACTTACGAGTGAAGCCTTTAATGAGGGTTCATTTAAGCCATTAGCCAGTGATAAAGATAGTATGGACGGTCTTAACGTACATGGTGTACTTATGGACGAGATACATCAGTGGAAGAATGGTAAGGCACTGTATGATATTATGGCTGACGGTGTAACAGCAAGAGACCAGCCACTTGTATACATAACTTCTACGGCAGGCACAATAAGAGAAGATATCTACGACCAAAAATATGATGAGGCTACAAGAGTTATTAATGGGTTATTTGATGATAATGGATATAAAGACCCACACTTTTTCCCATTTATCTATGAACTTGACAGTCGTAAAGAGTGGACTGTTTCTAGTTGTTGGATTAAAGCTAATCCAGGATTAGGAACGATTAAAAATCTTGCAACACTACAAGCTAAGGTGCAGAAAGCTAAGGAAAACCCATTGCTTGTTAAAAATCTAGTATGTAAGGAATTTAACATACCAGAAACCAGCAATGAGGCTTGGCTGACGTTCGAGCAGGCAAATAATACAGCCACATTTGATATTGCAGAGCTTAAACCTAGATATGGAATAGGTGGAGTTGACCTATCGTCTACTAATGATTTAACTGCTGCCAAAGTGATTTTTATGATACCTGGTGATGACCATGTATACGTTGAACAAATGTATTGGATACCAGAAGACACAGTCGAAAAGCACGTAAGAGAAGATAAAATTCCTTATGACTTATGGATTGAGCAAGGATATGTAAGGACTTGTGCAGGAAATAAGACACACCCTAAATATGTAACAGAGTGGTTTTTGGAAGTGCAGAATGAAAAAGATATATATTTGCCATGGATTGGTTACGATGCTTGGAGTGCTGCGTATTGGGTGGAAGAGATGAATGGCTATTTTGGAGCAGAGGCGATGATACCTGTGCGACAAGGCAAGCAAACATTGAGTAGCCCAATGAAAACAATGGGAGCTGACTTAGACAAAAAAATTATTGTGTACAATAACAATCCTGTTGATAAATGGTGCTTATGCAATACAGCCATAGACGTAGACAAGAATGATAACATACAGCCAATTAAGACAAGCAATCCTAGAAAGCGAATTGACGGAACAGCGGCGTTATTAGATGCCTATGTTGTGCTTCAGCTTAAAATGAATGAGTATCAGACAATGATTTAAGGGGGTGATAACAAAGTGGGAATATTTAGTAAATTTAAGAATGTTAAAGTAATTGAACGCTATAAGATGATAACAGAAACAGGAAATGGTTTATATACTTGGAATGGTAAGTTGTACGAAAGTGATATTGTTAGGGCTTGTATACGCCCTAGAGTTAAAGCAATGGGTAAACTTGTAGCAAAGCATATAAGGGACTCTACAACAGGTTTTGCAGTTAATCCAACGCCATATATAAGATTTTTACTAGAAGAACCCAATCCATATATGACAGGGCAAATGTTACAAGAAAAAGTAACAGCACAATTAGCATTAAATAATAATGCTTTTATACTAATTGTGCGTGATAATATGGGGCTTCCATGTGAGTTGTATCCAATACCAGCGAGTAGTGTAGAGGCTATGTATGATAAAAATTATAACTTGTTTCTAAAGTTCTATTTTTACAATGGAAAGCGATGTACAGCACCTTATGAAGATATAATACATCTGCGTGATGACTACAATGAAAATGATATTTTCGGAAGTTCTCCAGCAAACGCCCTTACAGAAATGATGAATGTTTTAGGGAATATAGACCGAGGAACAATAAATGCTATAAAAAACAGTGGCGTTGTTCGATGGCTTTTGAAATACCACACACCACAACGCCCAGAAGACTTAAAGGCGAATGTAAAAGAATTTGTGGACAATTATTTGTCTACACAAAATGAAACTTTGGGTGTTGCTGGAACAGATGCAAAAGCAGACGCTATAAGGATAGAACCCAAAGACTTTGTGCCTAATGCAGCACAAACAGATAGAGTCACAGAAAGAATATATGCTTTTTTTAACACTAATAGTAAAATAGTCCAGTCAAATTACACCGAAGATGAATGGAACAGCTACTTTGAGGCACGAATAGAACCAGATGCACGCCAACTTAGCGAAGAGTACACAAGGAAGTTATTTAGCAGGCGTGAGCGTGGAAGTGGTAATAAGATTATTTTTGAAGCTGTAAGTTTGCAATATGCTTCTATGAGTACAAAAATGAACTTATTGCAAATGGTTGACAGAGGTGCTATGACGCCAAATGAATGGCGTGCAGTTATGAACTTAGGACCTATTGAAAATGGTGATAAGGCTATAAGAAGATTAGATACTGCAGTGGTTGAAGGAGGTGGAAAAGATGAAGATAATTAATGTAAAGGGTGCAATAGTCACGAACGATTATAAGTGGATATATGATTTTTTAGACATGGAAGCTGTATGCCCTAGAGATGTACAAAAAGCCATAGATGAGGCTAACAATGATGATATAACTGTTGTAATAAACTCTGGTGGCGGTGATGTTGGTGCTGGAAATGAGATTGCATATATTATACAGCAGTATAAAGGTAATACAACGGCAGATATTGTAGGTTATTGTTGTTCTGCTGCTACATTGGTATCGTGTTCCGCAGATAAAGCAAGAATGTTGCCGACAGCCCTATACATGATACATAATGTATCAGGTGGAAGTAATGGAGATTACAGAGATTTGGCACATGGTTCACTTGTATTGAAAACAGCAACAGAAGCAATAAGTAAGGCGTACCAATTAAAAACTGGTAAAAGTGCAAGTGAATTATTAGAAATGATGAACAAAGAAACTTGGCTAAGCTCTGATAAAGCACTTGAAATGGGGTTTGTTGATGAAATTATAGGTGTAGATAGTAATACAAGTGGTATAACACTTAATAATGCTTTTGGTACAGTACTACCAGAAAGCACAATAGAAAAAATTAGAAATATGTGTATTAATCGTCTTCAGGAGCAACCTAAAGACGATTTTTTAATACAAAAAAATAAGACACAATTACAGTTGTTAAAAATGAAGGGAGTATAAAGAATATGAAGTTTTTAAATGTTGTAAAAGATTTTAAGGATAAAAATGAGTATTTATCGTATAGAAACAATATGCTTAATGAAGCTGAACAGCTTATGAATGATGGAAAGTTAGAAGAAAGTAATGCAAAATTAAAAGATGTAGAAGAATTAGATGAAGATTTTAAAAATCATGCTGAAACAAAAGCTAATCTTACAGCACTTAGTGGTAGTGGAATAAAGCCTAAAACGGATATAACAAACTTAGCAGGAACATCATTAGTAGATAAGACAGATAAAAATATAACAAATGATATATATGACTCTGTTGAATACAGAACTGCGTTTATGAATAACGTAATTAACGGTACGCCAATACCAGCACAATTTAAGAATGACAATACAAAGACAGCAGATGTAGCTTCTGTTATTCCAACAACAACGATGAATAAAATCATTGAAAAGTTAGAAACTGTTGGGAATATTTATGCAAAGGTAACAAAGACGTCTTACAAAGGTGGTGTTGCTATTCCAACATCTACCGTTAAGCCAGTAGCATCTTGGGTGGCAGAAGGTGCAGGAAGTGAGTTACAAAAGAAAACAACAGGAAAGATTATAAGTTAAGATGTGCTATTTCTATGAGTATTGAAACACAGACAATGGCTTTGTCTGCGTTTGAAACAAAGTTTGTTGAGAACGTAACAACAGCTATGATAAAAGCTATTGAGCAAGGCATTTTTACAGGTACAGGCACAAATCAGATGACAGGTATTCTAACAGAAACAATTGAAGACAGTAGGAAAATCAACATTGCAAAAACAAAAAGTATAACATATAAAGACCTATGTGCAGCAGAAGCTGTACTTCCAGAAGAGTATGAAAACGGAGCGGAATGGTATATGACAAAGGCAACATTCTTTAACCAGATTGTTTCAATGACAGATACTAACGGACAGCCTGTGGCAAGGGTTAATGTAGGTTTAAGCGGAAAGCCAGTATACAACATTCTTGGAAGACCAGTAAACTTTACACAGTATATGCCAACTTACGCTGATACGGTAGAAAAAGACACAGTTGTTGCTTGTATCTATAATATGGCAGATTATGTCATAAATACTAACTTAAATATGACAGTAAAACGCTATGAAGATGATGAAACAGATGACCAGGTAACAAAGGCTATTATGATTGTTGATGGAAAGTCAACGATTAACGAGAGTTTAGTGGAGATTATTAAAAAATCTGCGTAATTTAATTCAAAGCCACTAGCAATATTATTTTGCTAGTGGTATATGTGAGGTTTTGTTATGGATATGGATATTTTAAATGATATTAAGCGAGATTTAAGAATAAAAACGAACTCGCTTGATGGAGAAATAGAGAGTCTTATTAAAACAGCTATGAGTGATATGAGTTTAGCTGGAATTAATACAGAGATAAAGACAGAAACAGGTGAGATAGACCCATTAATATATACAGCTATTAAACTGTATTGTAAAGGCAATTTTGGCTATGATGATAAAGTTGATTTTCAGAAAGCGTATGAAAACTTAAAAATAGCTTTATCAACTTCTTTACAATATAAAAATATGGAGTAGTTATGGATATACAAGCAGTACTTATTTATAAAAATCAAGTTGCAGATAGTTGTGGCTTTGATACAGAAGAAGAACAGCGATATGAGATATTTGCAAATATGAAGTCTGTAAAAAGAACAGAGTTCTATTCTGCTATGCAGGCAGGCTTAAAGCCGTCTATATCTATAATAACTAGAATAGAAGACTATGAGCAGACAAAGCACATAGTTAATAAAAAGCCAATATATGCACAGGCAGTAGAAATAGATGGTGCAGAATATAAGATTATAAGAACGTATTATAAAGACACTGGAACAATAGAGCTGACGTTAGGAAGTGATTAGAATGGGTTGTAATTATAATTTTGATACAGATTTTTTAAGAACTTTAACAAATCTTGAAGATATTGAAAATATAACAGCTAAAATGTTAAAAGCTGGTGGTGAGGTGTTAGTAGAGAATGAGAAGAAAGCCATAGAACATATACAAACTAGAGATATGAAAAAATCTATAAAAGCTACAAGTGTTAAGAAGAACCAATATGGACAATATGTTGTGGTAAGACCAACTGGTAAAAGTACAACATATATAGACCGACATGGTGAAACAAAAGAAAGAAAAACACCCGTAAGAAATATGGAGAAGTTTGTATACAACGAATATGGCACAAGCCAGCAATCAGCTAACCCCATACAAAAACAAGTTGTAAATGTATCTCAGGCAGAATTAGAAGATATAACTACAAGAATAATGCAGGAGAATGTCAAATGATTAATGAGAAAATTGTAAATGTTTTAGCAGAGTTTATTAACAAAGATGAGATAAAGTATTTAACATATACAGGACAAGCAGATACTTATTGTGTTTTTAATTTGGCTGATGATAAAGGTATTAATTTCTCTGATGATGAGCCAGAAGACATTGAAAGCAGTATACAAGTACATATATTTACAAAAAAGCCAGCAGAGTACAAAAAACTAAGAAACAGTGTACGAGAGGCACTTTTTAAAGCTGGGTTTAGTTATCCAGCCTTAACAGAACTGTATGAAAAAGAAACAAAAATATACCATATTGTATACGAATGTGAGTTCGTGGAAGGGAGAGAGTAATGGCAGCAATAGGATTAAAATATCCGATGGTGGCACTATATGATGAAAGTGCAGGAACACCAACATATAAAAGTGGTATGGTAATGGCTAAAGCCATTAAAGTAGATTTAAAATGGACTAAGAATGATGCAGAGTTATATGCTGATGACGCACTAGATGAAGCTGATACATCTATAACAGGTGGTACAGAAACACTAGGAATTAATGATTTAACGTATGAAGTACAGGCTTTAATTTTAGGACATAAGTACAATAAGGAAAGCAATGAGTTAGTTGTTAATGAGAATGATGTAGCGCCATACGTTGGACATGGCTTTTATGGCAAGGTAAAGCGTAATGGAGTAGAAAAATTTAGAGCTATATGGTTGTGCAAAATGATGTATTCAGAACCAGATGAAACGTTAGAAACAAAGGGAGAAAAGACTTCATTTAATACACCTAGTTTAGAAGGTAAAATAATGAAAGCTAAGTCAGGAGATATCAAAATGGAAACAATTGTTGACACAGAAGCAGAGGCAATAGCCTGGTTAAAGAAAAAAGCAGGAATAGCAACATAGATAAAAAATAAAGGCTTAAAGGGTTATTGAAATTATTTCAATAGCCCTTTTTTAGAGGTGTTAAATATGATAGATACATTTAAACAGATAGAATTAAGTAAAGCTAAATTTATAAATATTAAAAACAAAAGTGGGAAAGTAGTAGATGTTAAGGCTGTAACAGAAAAGAAAAAATACTTACTTGTATTTAATATTAACGTAATAGATGCACTTGATAATAAATATGCACAGGATAATAAAAATGGGTTTGAAGTCTTTCTTGAAAAGATAGACTCTAAAGATACAGCAAATATATGGCGAACATCTGTAGATTTCCTTGTTATGTGCATAAATGAAGGAATACGACAAAAGAATGTACATAGAAAGTCGGTTGGGTTAAAAGAAGATGAATACATAAAAAATGAAGAAATAAATATAACAGCACTTGACGCTACAAATCTAGCTATACAGGTTATAAACAATGGAGTGCCAGAGCAAAAAAACTAGATGACCATGACATTGAGTCGGAGGAGTCACAAGACTTTGACTTGGTGGCATGGTTATTTTATATAGGTATGAGTCGATTGAGTTTTACTGAAGAACAAATTGGTGATATGTCCCTAAAGAAATTCTTTAGGCTGTATGAAGCCTATAAAAAAACGTTTGACGTAGAAATGCTAAGAAAAGCCTATAAAAAAACTTACGAAACAAGTGGCAGAGAGACGAATATGGACGATGTAATACCATTTTAGTTTGTAAGGGAAAGGAGAGAAATGGCAACAATAAAAACAGGCATTACACTGGTAGCAGAAGGTGAAAAGGAATTTAGAAAAGCTATAAGTGATATAAACAACCAAATGAAAGTAATGAAATCTGAGCTTAAAGCAACCACTGATGAGTTAAATGCCAATGGTAATGGAACAGACGCATTAAAGGCAAAGCAAAAAGGGTTGGCTGAACAGATTGCATTGCAAAAGGATAAGATTGCACAACTTAAACAGGCTGTACAAAAGTCTTCTGAAGCCTATGGAGAAAATAGCAATAAAACACTTAATTGGAAAAATTCTTTATACCAGGCACAGTCACAATTAACAAAAATGGAGCAGGGGCTTAAGAATGTTAATTCGCAGGTGGAACGACATACACCAACACTAGACAGACTTGCAGAAAGTGAGAAGAAATACGAAACGCAAATGAAGTCTGCAAGCTCGGAAATGAAATTGCTACAAAGTCGCTATGGTGATAACGCCAATAGTGCAAAGGCTTTAAACGAGAAACAGACTATTTTAAATAAACAAATAGAAATACAGCAAAATAAAGTAGGATTACTTACAAGGGCATTAGAGGAGTCTACAAAGGAATATGGAAATAATAGCCAAAAGACATTAGAACTTAAAAGCTCATTAAATGAAGCAAAGGTTGAGTTAATGGGCTTTGAAGAACAACTCAAAAAAGTCAAAGAAGCCACGCCAAATCTTGATAAAATGGCAGCAACTTTTGACAATATTGGTGAAAAGACACAGAACTTAGGAAACAAATTATCTGTTGTATCTTCTGCGGTTGTGGCTACAGGTACAGTAGCAACTAAGCAAGCAATGAGTTTTGAAGACGCAATCGCAAAAGTATCTACGATTGCTGATACTACAGAAGTCCCTATAAATGATTTGCAAAATTCTATATTAGAATTATCTAACCAAACAGGCATAGCGGCAACGGATATAGCAGATAACGTATACAATGCGATATCTGCTGGACAGAAGACAGGAGATGCCGTTAATTTTGTAAGCAATGCTACTAAGTTAGCTAAGGCAGGGTTCACAGACTCGGCAGCAGCTACAGATATCCTTACAACTGCCCTTAATGCGTATGGCTTAGAGGCGGATAAAGTAACGAATATATCCGACCTTTTAATTAATACGCAGAACCTCGGCAAGACCACCGTTAATGAGTTAGCGTCGGCGATGGGTAAGGTTATACCAACAGCAAAAGCAGACAATGTGCAAATGGACCAATTGGCTACGTCGTATGCAATCTTAACGGCTAAAGGTATAGCAACAGCAGAGTCAACTACATACCTTAATTCAATGCTCAACGAAATGGGAAAGAGTGGCTCTATCACAGATGGTATATTAAGAAATAAAACAGGAAAGTCATTCAAAGATTTGTCGGCTGAAGGCAAGACGTTAGCTGAGATTTTAGAGATAGTAAACGACTCAGCAAAAGAGAATAATAAAAATCTATCTGATATGTTTTCGTCATCTGAGGCGGCGAAAGCGGGTGTTGTATTATTAGGAGATAGTACAGAAAGTTTTAATGGAGTGCTTGAGAAAATGCAGAGTTGTACAGGTGCGACAGACTTAGCATTTGGCAAACTTGGAACTACAAGCAAAACAATAAATGACACATTAAACAAAGTAAAAAATTCTGGTATAAATCTAGGACAAGCAATCTTAACAGCTGTAACACCTAAGATAAACAAAATGGCAGAAGTAGCAGACAAAGCCACCACTAAATTTAATAGTTTAGATGATGAGCAAAAAAGTACAATCGTAACTATTGGCGGTATTGTGATAGCTATAGGACCAGCAATAATAGCACTAGGAAAAATGGCAACAGGTATATCTGCTGTTATAAAGACAATAAAGGGTATAGGAACGGCTGTATCTGGTCTTACAACCCTAATGGCTACAAATCCAGTTTTTGGTGGTGTCGTAATAGCAGTTGCAGGAGTGGCAGCATTAACAACGGGATTAGTTGCATTATCTAAAGCAACAAAATCTAACTCAGAAACAGTTAAGCAACTTACCGATGAAGAACAACAACATATAGATGCCATAAATAAAAGCAAAGAAGCCTATGACAAGACTATTCAGCAAAGAGATGAGAGTGTAAAAGGAATAAATGCAGAATATACAAACTTAAAAATGCTTTCCAAAGAGCTTGACGGTATTGTTGATGAAAACGGGCAAGTAAAAGAAGGCTACGAAGATAGAGCAGAGGTAATAACAGGTCTATTGAGCAGAGCATTAGGTATTGAAATTGATATGACAGATGGTGTAATTAAAAATTACGAAGATTTGAAGAAAACTATTGATGATGTAATTCTGTCTAAACAAGCTGAAGCATTGCTAAATGCAAATGAACAAGCCTATACAACTGCCATTGAAAATAGAACAGAAGCCTTTACAAATCTTGCTAACATACAAAAAGATGTAAAGGAAACGGAACAACAATTGGCAGAACAGCATAAAAAAGAAGATGAAGCTTTGGCAGGCTATAATAAGGCAATGGCAGATGGTACTGGTGGTATGCAAGAGTATCAAGAAGCGATTGCAGATGCTAGAGATGAGATTGAAAGATTGGAAAGCAATCTTAAACAGCAGAATGAAAAACTTAATGAAGCTCAAGATGTTTACAGTGGTTACGCATCAGAGATAAGCAATTATAATGAATTGATTTCTGCTTCTACGAGTGGAAATGCTGAAAAGGTGCAAGATGCCATAAATCGTATGACTAACCATTTTATAACGGCTGAAAATGGTACGAAAGAAAGCCTTGAGAACCAGGTTACTAATATGGAAAATACTCTTAATGCCATGCAAGAAGCTATAGATAATAATGCCCCTGGTATAACACAAGATATGGTTAATAACCAACAGGAAATGGTAGAACTTGCAAAAGCAGAATTAGATAAACTTGCTCCACACGCAGAGCAAGCAACAACAAATGCTGGTAATGCTGCAACAATGGGAATAATAAATACAACGCCAATGATGACAAATGCAACTTTTGATATGGTTATGAACTCTAAAACTACAATGGAAGCCATAGATTTTGCCGCAAGTGGTCGTGGGATAGCGCAGGAAACGGCAAATGGAATATCTTCTAAAGAAGGAGATGTGACACAGGCGGCTCAAAATGCTATGGAAGGTGCTAACGCATATATAGATGGTCTTCCAGCACGAGCGCACGTATGGGGCGCAGATTTTGGAGATGGTCTTGCTAGTGGAATACGTTCTAAAAGAGAGCTTATTAGGCAAGAGTCTAGTGGTATAGCTGATATAATACACGCAATTTTACATTTCTCTGTCCCTGATGAAGGACCACTTACAACATATGAAAGTTGGATGCCAGACTTTATGGACGGACTTGCAAAGGGGATAAAAAATAATAAATATAAAGTAACAGACCAAATAAGAGGGTTAGCTAATGAAATGCAAGTTGATATAAGTCCTAACACTGTTGGAACTACAACAATGGTTTTTAACAGTGATAAGCTAGATAGGTTGTGTGAATTAGCGGAGCAGTATTTTCCACAGTTCGGTAATATACAGTTAGACGGTAGAAGTATAACGCAAACTGTAAGCAATAATATGGCTTTTAATAGGGGGTTATATAGGTGAAGATAAATAACATAGATATAACACAATATAATGGCAAGCAATGCAGCATAAATATACAGCCATCTACTTTTAACACAGAGAGCCTATGGGAAAGTAATTTTATAACACCAATAGTATTTAATAAAAATGCCACACTTAAAAAAATAGTGTTAGAGTTTGCGGTAAAGGGAAGTGATAAAGATACAATTAATAATAATGTAAGCAACATTATAAAATTAATGAGCAAACAAGCAACGTATAAATTTGATGGATACGAACATTATTATTGTTGCATTGCAGACACACCAACAGTAAAAACAAGTTGTAAAAAATTTAAAGTGCTGAGTACTACACTATATGGTTATGAATATGCTGAAGCAAAGCAATATCAATTTAGTGACACTATTACAATTAATAACGTAGCTACAGCAATATCTCCAGCAATATTAAAAATTACAAGTAACATAGGACTTAACAGCTTAACAATAACAGGCTTAACACAAAAGCCTATAACAGTGCAGAATATAGCCATAAATACTCCTGTAGTTATAGATGGGGAAAAATGCACCATTGAAGAAAATGGTAATAATATATTTGGCAGAACTGACATCTGGGAGTTCCCGGTAATAAGACCGGGAACTAATACAATCAGGTTAAGCAGTGCATGTACATGCACACTTACATATAAACCAAGATATTTATAGAAGGAGTGATTAATTATGTTAGAAAAGAATACAACAACGAGTACAGTAGTTATTAAACAGCTTAATGGTTCATCAGTTATTGCGGATACATCAGGCAATAACAGCACGGTCATAACATTCAGTGCAAACATTGAAAAAGAAAACGGAGTTATAAGAAATCTGCCATTTGTGCAGCAGAGTATTATTAATCCAACTATGTATATAGAACATATGGACGAGTGCAGGGCAGACATGAAAGAATTTAATGATTATGTAGATGCTTGTCTTAAGGAAGACTGATTATATAATGTTAATTTAAAATGCGATTTATTCAGGAAATAACAGGGTAAAAAATAATAATACCAGAAACGGAAGGGAATAATTATGATAACTAAATTGAAGTTAAGAGAAGTACAGGAATATGATAGAGAGCTGAAACGATTGGGGGATAAACATCTGCCGACATCATTGCAATTTGCAATAGCAAGAAACAGGAAAGTATTAGCGGATGAATTACAGGTACTGGAGGAGCAGAGGTTAAAATATATTGATGAAACAGCTAAACGTGACAAGGATAATAATATTGTGATTAATGAAGAGAAAGGAACAGTTGTATTTGCAGATAAAAAAGCAGAGAGTGAATTTGGGGATAAATATAAGGAGCTTTTAAACACAGACACAGAGATTAATATAAGTGCTGTGAAGATGGATATAATAGAGAAATGTGAGTTTGACCAGTACGACAGTCTTACAGTAGATGATGTTAATGCACTGCTATTTATGCTGGAAGAATAAATATAATATTGCAATAGAAAGGCGGTATAATGCTAAGACTATTAAATCAACAGCGGCAGGTAATGCCGCCTGTAACCACATATAAAGATTTAAAAATAGAGAGAGTTCTGGATTTCGATGACAGGACCCTCTCTTTTTCTATACCAATAAAAGCAATGCCTAAAGATATGATGCTGGAAAATTACATACAGACACAGTCTGATGAGTATGTAATTAAACAGATAAGCATTAATGGCAGCTGTTACGATATAACAGCACAATTAAACATTGATGAGCTGGAGGGTACACACTGGGAGACGTTTTACACTACAGAGCAGACCGCAAAGCAGGCGGCAGACCTTGCACTTGCAGGAACAGGATGGACCAGTACGTGTGTTTTATCTAAAAAGAGAACCATTAAGAAAACAAATGTGTATACATGGGGCATTATTAAGCAGATTGTAAAGACATACAGGGTTGAGATGATTATAGACAGTCTTAATAAGAATATTACATTTGTAGAAAAACGTGGAGAAGACAGGGGCGTATACTTTAGTTCACAGTTAAATCTAAAGTCTGTTGGCAAGCAGGCACAGACAACAGACTTTTACACCAGGATAATTCCCATTGGTAAAGATGGATTAACCATAGAGGCTGTAAATGGTGGTAAGAAGTATCTGGAAAATTACACATACAGCAGCAAAAAGAAAACATATTATTGGAAAGATGAGCGTTACACTGTTGCTGATAATTTAAAAGAGGATGCGGCCGCCAAACTGGAAGACATGGCAACGCCCAGAGTATCTTATACTGTGGATGTAACAGACCTTGCAAAGGTAAGTAAGGAATATAACTTATTAGAGTATCATCTTGGGGATGTTGTGACTGTAATAGATGATTATACAGGCTTAAGGATTAAGCAGCGTATTGTCAGACTTGTAGAATATCCTGACAGTCCTGAAAATAACACATGTGAAATATCTAATACTAAGTTAAGCTTTGAGGAGCTTACACAGAAGTATGATGATACATCGGATACAGTGGATAATATTACCACCGATAATGGAACAATAGACGGTGATGCAATAGACAGTATTCCAGCCAGTAAGATTTTACAGTTGGATGAAGTTATTGCTAATAGTGCAAGTTTTGATAAAGTAAATGCAAGGATCCTTAATGTAACAGAGACATTAAACGCTGCCAATGCAAGAATAGGCAGTCTTGAAACAACAGCACTTACAGCAGCGACAGCAGATATTAAATATGCTAAAATAGCGGACCTTAAAGCGGCAACGGCAGAAATAAATACACTGAAAGCTAACGCTCTGACAGCCGGCAGTGCCGACATATTAAGCCTTAAATCCAGCGTTGCAGACATTAATACACTGATGTTCGGAACTGCCACAGGTAAAAGTCTTACAACAGAGTTTTCTAACACGGTGGTAGGGCTTATCGGAGATGCACAGATTAAATCAGCCATGATTAAGGATATAAGTGCTGACAAGATAATGTCAGGTAAGCTGTATACAAATCTCGTGGATATAGTAAGTAAGAGCGGTAATCTGGACATATCGGATAACACAATACAGATAAGGGATAATAATAAGACTGCAAGGGTTCAGATTGGCAGGGATGCCGCCGGTGATTATAACATCTACATATGGGATAAGAGCGGTAAGCTGATGTTTGACCCTCTGTATGGTGTGCAGGCGGACGGAATTAAGAAAGCAGTAATCCGTAATGACATGATAAGCGACACCGCCAACATAAGCGGTAAGAAGATAGATATAGCCTCTCTGATAACCACCATCAATTCAGATGGAAGCAGTACATTAAACGCCTCTAAAATCTATGTTGAAGCAGACGTTAGATGTAAGTTTTAAAAATCTTACGACAAATGTAAGTACTGCGTTAAGTAAAGCCAATACTTTAGAAACTAATCTTAAGACAGTAACAGAAAAGGTAACAGCTCAAGGTACACAATTAACAGCCATTCAGGGCAATATAAGCTCTAAGATATGGCAGCAGGATATAACAACAGCAGTAACAGGGCTGGAGATTGGCGGGAGAAATCTGTTACCTGGTTCTACAATACTAAAGGGAACTACGACCATAACAACCGGAGAAGCCGACCCTCTCGGCGGCAAAAAAGCGGTAAAATTAAAAGGAACATCTGCAACGGACAGTTACAGGGTAATCTACAACGTATTAAAAGAAAATGGATATTATACTGTCTCTTTCTGGGCTAAAGCAGACAAAGCATTTAATTTAAAAGTACATGAGGGTGGGAATAAACCATTCGGAACGGCAGCATTAACAACCTCATGGAAATATTATACTTATACATTAAATGTAAAAGATGCAGATACTAATAACCGTTTTTATTTTGGCGGAGGTACAAGCTGGAAAGATACGAGAGTATCAGTATATATAGCTTTTCCAAAGCTTGAAAAAGGAAACAAAGCCACCGACTGGACACCCGCACCGGAAGATGTGGACAGTTCAATATCATCACTTGAAAGCAGCACTAAGACATTAAGTACTAATTATACAAGCCTTAATCAGACATTATCAAAACTTACGGCAACTGTAAACAGCAATACGACCAGTATAAGTCAGAAAGCGGACGGCAGTACAGTCACGAAAATTAAGGACACAGTTACAAACCTACAGGCAGACCTTAACGGCTATAAGACGACTGTAAGTAATACATACGCAACAAAAAGCACATTAAATAAGTATGCGACAACCCAATCCATGAACTCGGCAATTGATCAGAAAGCAGGCAGCATTACGCAGTCGGTTGCTGCTACATATACCACTAAAGCAGATTTTAATGACATGCAGATAGGCGGCAGAAACTACATTCCAATGGATATGTCTTACTGGGAGCGTGGAACTATATCCGCCGGTACGAGAACAGATTCGACTACAAGGTTGAGAACAAAGAGTGCAAGGGCAATTCAGGGGGGAGCTAAATATATATTATCTAAATATGGAACTGGGAAAATAATTTTATTTTTTTATGATTCAAATTATAAATATATAAGCAGTCCCGACTGGTATAAGACATTTCCGAAAACATTTACAACACCAACTAATGCAAAATATTTTAATGCGGTAGTTGCATTAGAGAGTGATGCAGCAATAATAGACACTACTAACATTAAATTTAAGTTGGAAAAGGGAACAAAAGCAACCGACTGGACTCCGGCACAAGAGGACATGGCAACTAAAGCCAGCTTGGAGTTAAAAATAGATAAAACAGATAATAACAAAATTGTTAGTATGCTTAATGCTTCTGCGGACGAAATAAAATTAACAGCTAACCGCCTGTCTTGGACCAGCACAGGTACAAGCATGACAAAAGAAGGCAACTTAACTTGTACAACGGGAAAAATCGGCGGGTTTAATATAACATCTACTGGCATAAACGCCACCAGTGGAACAGTAGGCATTAACTCTACAGGCGGTTGGGCTTTACACGCTGGAGCATTAATTAAAAATACCGATAGATATGCGTTTTGTGTTGGTCACGAAGGAAACGTTTATTCTAACGGAAGTGCATATTTTAACGGAAGCGCTAATTTTAATGGCGTAACTAATGCCAATGGAGAATTTTATGTAACTACAAGTCGTTACGGACAATGTGCCGTTGCTTTAACAGCACCGGGGCAATCCATAAAACTGGCCTACGACCAGGCTAATAAAAATTTAATTTTTTTCTTAAATGGGATACAAATAGCTAATGTATATGGGGCATAAGCCTTTTTTATACATAAAAAATAAAAAGAAAGAAAGAAGGAAAAAGAATGAAAGAAATGATATGTACAACAACAGGAGTAATAGGTTCGGTAGTTGCAAGTTTATTTGGTGGTTGGGATACAGGATTAACTACTTTATTAATATTTATGTTTTTAGACTATATAACTGGTCTTATTGTGGCTGGTGTGTTTAAAAATAGTCCTAAAACAACAACTGGAGCGTTGGAAAGTAGTACAGGCTGGAAAGGCTTGTGCAGAAAAGGGATAATGTTAGCTTTTGTGTTGGTGGCTTATAGATTAGACATAACAATTGGAACAAGCTATATAAGGGACTGCCTGATTATAGCCTTTGTTGCGAATGAAACTATAAGTTTAGTAGAAAATGCAGGGCTTATGGGAGTACCACTCCCAGCGGTAATAACTAAAGCTGTGGATATATTACAAAAGAAAACAGAAACAGAAGAAATAAAAAAATAGAGGTGTATATATGTATAAGGTAATTGATGTTTCATCGTATCAAAAAGTAGACTCTATTGACTTTGATATGATTAAAAATAGTGACGTTCATGGTGTAATAGCAAGGGCAGGATATGGAAATACAATCGCACAAAAAGACACTAACTTTGACTATTTTATTTCTAAAGCAAAACAGGCAGGACATAAAGTTGGTGCATATTGGTTTTGTTATGCCAGAAATGAAAACGAAGCCATACAGGAAGCAAAAACATTTTACGAGATATTAAAAGAAAAAGATATTGACTATCCGGTAGTGTATGATATAGAAGGAGATACAGTGCGATATATGAAAGACAACGGAATAACTCCAACAAGAGAACTTATTAGCAATATAGCCGTAGCCTTTTGTGACACAATGCAAAAGTATGGATACAATACAATGCTTTATTCAAATC